TAATGAAGTATCTTCATTTGAACATGATGATAAAGTAACACCAGTTTCAGCAGGTAAGTTCGCTTACTTTGCACAAGCTAGAACAAACAATACAGCAATAAGAGAATACTTTGCTGATGATGACACACTAACAAATGATGGTTTAGATATAAGTGTATCAGTACAAAATTTAATTCCATCTAATACTTATCAAATTATAAGTAATACTACAGAAGACACATTGGTATTTCTTTCTTCTGATGACGCAGACACACAGACTGCACCATATACAGGCACAGCTTCAGCTACAAATGCTAGTACAATGATTATCTATAAGTATTTCTTTGATGGTGGAGAGAAAGTACAAAACGCTTGGTCTAAATGGACATTTACAGGTGTTAAAATTATTGGTGTTATGTCTTTAGAAAGTTATCTTTATGTATTAGCTTCTGAAGGTACTACTACAAAATTATTTAAACTAGATTTAAGAAACTTAAAAGATACTACTATAGGTCATGGTGTTTATCTTGACCTTAAAACTTCAGTTTCAGGAACGTATGATGCCGCAACAGGTCTAACTACGTTTACTTCACCTTATGGTGCAAAGACTGGATTGTTAGCTGTAGATAGAACAAATGGAAATAACTACACAGCTACAAACACAAGTGGTTCCACTTACACAATCAAAGGTAATCACACTTCATTATACATTGGTGTGCCTTATGAAAGTAAATACAGATTATCTACACCTTATATTAGAGAAAATACTGGTAGAGGTTTAGTAGCTATTACTACAGGTAGATACCAAATTAGAAATATATTATTTAATTTTGAAAACAGTGGGTTCTTTCAAGTGGAAGTAACTCCAACAAATAGAGATAAATCAATTTCAATAATGAATGGATATGTCATTGGTACATCTTCATCTATTGTTGGACAACCTGCTATAGCTTCAGGAACATTAAGAGTTCCAGTACAAGCACAAAATACAGAGTTTGTATTAGATGTTAAATCATCTTCTCATTTACCTATGTATATCGCAGGTGCAGAAGTTGAAGGTTATTATCATAACAGAGCAAATAGGATTTAATGGTTAAAGAAAATTATGTACGTCCTGCTATATTAGCGGACTGTTTAGAATTAGCACCTAGAGTAAGAGTAGGTGATAGAAAAGAAATTATGGCTTCAGATGGTGTAACGCCATTGGAAGCATTAGTCTTACCTTTTACAGAAGAGAAAGCTAAAATTTATACAATAGTAGGAACTGAAAGCGAAGGTGTAATTGGTATGTTTGGTTCTTCTCCAACTAAATTAAAAGAGTATGGAGTAGTTTGGCTACTATCTAGTGAAAAACTTTTTAAACATGTAAAGCAATTTATTAAAGAGTGTCCTTACTGGGTAGCTCAAATGAGTAAAGATTATAAGTATGTTTACAATTTCGTAGATGAAAGAAATTGGAAAGCATTAAAATGGTTACAATTTTTAGGATTTGAACCAACAGAAAAAATAGGGAAATTCGGTGTCGGTAAGATGCCATTTTTATTAATGATGAAAGAGGTAAATAAATAATGTGTGATGTCCAAGCGGCTATTCAAGTAGCAGGATTAGTTCAAGGATATAGAGAAAAGAAAGCACAGAATAAAGCTATTAGAAGAGACCAAGAGACTTCACGAAGAGGATTTGATAGAGGTTATTTACATGATATGAATAAGATTGACCAAGAGAAGGTCAATGCAGATAAAGAAAAGACTAAAGCAGAAATTAAATCTAAAGCAGAAAAGAATTTAGAAATATCACAAAAAACAAATTTAGGATTTGGCAATAGTACAAAAATAGTTCAATCAATCGGATATTTATTTGATGAAGATTGGGTTTCTATTACAAGTGATTACGACAAAGATGTTCAACAATTTCAAAATCAACAAACAGAAGCATACGCTAATCTTCACAAAAGCTATAACAGCTTAACTCCCCCAATAGACCCTTCAAGAACTGGATTAATGCTTGAAGTTGCAGGAGCTTCTTATAGTGGATATCAAAGAAATGAAGCAAATAAAAAGGCTAAAACATAATGGCAAAATATAAATCACAAGCAACTACCAAATACTATGGACTAGGTGGTACAGGTAGAGTTTACACAAATACACAATCAGATGGATTAGCTAAATCTTTAATGAATGCAGGTTATAAAATAGGTGAAGCAGAGACATTAAGAATAGATAGAAAAAAAGATAAAGCTATTGCTAAAATTGATGAGCTATATGCTTCAGGTAAATCTTTTGAAGACATACAATCAGAGATACTAGCAAACAAACACCCAGATTTAACTGGTAAATACATAGAACAAACTACAAATTATCATGCAGGTAAAGTTAAAGCGGCTGAAGTTATTAAAGAAATAGAAGCTAATAAAAATAAATATGATTATACTGATACTACACAATCATTAGAAACTTTCTATAAAGAATATATGCCTGAATTTGAAAGCATGGATAAAGCTACAATTTTAGGATTTTCTAAAACATTTAATGTCTATAAATCAACAGAAGCAGTAAAAGATGCAGAGAATAGAAGTGCGTGGGCTTCTGAAGTTAAAATATCAGAAGGTGTAACTCTTATTGAAACATTGCCTACAAGCATGATTGAAGGTGAATTAGGTAATACAATTAAAGATATGCAAACTGATGTTCCTAATACAGATGGTTCATCTAAACCTAATCAATTATATACTAATAAAGAAACATTATCTGTCTTATTAAGAAGTGTTAACAAAATTATTGCTGAAGCAAAAACAGAAGACGATTTAATAAGAGCAGAAGCTATCTTAAATGCTGATTTAGGATTTGGTAAAGATGGTACTAAATTAGGCTCACTAGGTTCAAGAAATCACAAAGAGATACTTAAAGCTAAAGAGGATTTATTAAAGAAAAAAAGAGCATTAATAATTAATGACAGACAAGAAAAAGCATTTCAAGATGAAGAAAAAATTAAAGAATTAAATGCTTCTATATATGAACAGGTAGAAGTAGAGGGAACTGCTGATGGTGAAGTAGTTATGAGAGATAAAAACCATGATGAGTTAATGGCAATAAGAGATGAAATAGAAAAGTTTGGTGTACCTGCGTATGTTACTAATTTTGATAGAGCTATAGATGCTAACGCATATATTGACACTGACCCTGCGGTATACAACCAGTTAGTAGCTGACATATTTGATGGTAAGTATGCTACACAAGATGAAGTAACTGATGCTTTAGTAGCATTAAATATTGACCCTAAATTATTATCTCCAACTTTAACATTATTTGCTAAAGCTAATAAAAAAGGTAAACAACTTCATGTAAGTAATGCCATTTACAGTGAAAGCATGAAATATATTGAAAATGCAGTTAGAGGTAACTTTACTAATCAACAAGGTTTCTTAAAAGAAAATGGTAATGATGCAATTAGAAATGCACATAACTACATGGTTAAAGAATTAAATCAATATGAAGCTGACTTTTTAGAAAAAGAAGGTAGAGAACCTACTGATAAAGAACGTGCAGACTTTATGGAAATGATGGGCGACATAGTTATTAAATACTACAGTACAGATTATGGTGCTGACCCTACTATGAAATCTATGACAGACTATGAAACTGAAATTAAAGAAGCAGAACAAGCAAAAGAAATTAAAGATAAAGAATATCTTGAAGCAGGTGTTACTGAATTACAAACAAGTATCGGAGACTTACTTGTTGATAAGAAATTAGATTTACAGAAAATTAAAGAAGGAGTAGAAAATGATTTTAACCCTTCTTTCATGGGTATACCATTTACAGGCGGAGATAGTAGTTGGTTTAAATTTGATAGCACTGATAAAAAGAATTTTATTAAAAAGAATTTACCAACAGCTATTTCTAAAATATTTACTGATAACAATATAACTTTAACACCACAAATGTTTGAAGTTATGACTGAAGAAGATTTTATATCATTAAAAGAAAACATTGCTTCCGCAATAGGTGCAACTACTGAACAAGTAGACCAAGCAATTCAATTAGCAATGAAAGCACAAGGTAATTAATGGCTACATTTTCAACTTCATTAGATAAAGAAATAACAACAAGTACCTTTCCTACTGAAGATTTAAAAAAACCAGATAATGCGGCGTTAGCATTAGATGAAATACAATCAGAAAAATTTTATAACACATTAAAATCTTATTATTCTTATAGAGAAGACGATAAATACTTATTTAACAATATGAGCCATGCAGACTTATTAGATTATTTCTATAATGATAGGTCTTGGAGAAATCACAATACTGTCTCTATGGGTATGGATATGGCTAATGTTTTTGGTGAAGACAACCCTGATAGAATAGCAGAGTTTTCTTATATCCAACAAACTTATGAAGCATTACCTTCTTGGTGGGACGACCCAAATAGAAGTTTTGGCTCATGGTTAATAGATAATGGTGGTGCTATGTTAGCTGACCCAGTTAACCTAATTGGTGTAGGAGTTGGTGGTCAAGCCGCAAAACAAGGTTACAAAGCCGCTTTAAGAGTAGCTCTTAAAGATAAAATGGCTAAAGAAATTTCTGAAATTACAATTAAAGAAGCGGCTAAAGAAGCTGAAAAGTTAGCTTTAGGTGCGGCTATTAAAAAAGGTGCATTAAATGAAGGTGTTGTTAATGCAGTTATTTCTGGTGGTCAAGATGTTATGCTACAAAACACTGCTATCAAAGCAGGTATACAAGATGAGTTTAGTTTAAAACAATCTGGTATTAGTACAGCCGCAGGGTTTGGCTTTGGTACTATCTTTGGTGCAGGATTTTCAGCAGGTGCTTTCAAACTTAAAAATAGAAGTCTCGCAAACAATTCAATTAAAAATCTTAAAGATATTCACGATTTTGGTAGAAGTACAACAAAGGGTTCAAAGCTATTTGATGAACTTACAATTAATACTAAATCTAAAGCGGCAGATAAAAATGCTCCTAAAATTAAAAAAGAACCAAAGTCTACAAAAGAATATATTAACGATTTAAGAAAATCCAAAATAAAACCAGACGATAAACCACCTAAACAAATTATTAACATAACTAAAATGAAAAAGCCTAGTACAGGTAAAGAAACAAGTTATGAAAATTTTATTAAATTTAGAATTTCTGAAATAACAGAAAATGTAAAAGTTGATTTAGAAAATGCAAGAGTAACTAAAGAACAGATGATTGAAGAAGCTGTTGCGTTAGGAGCAGATAGAAAAAAGTTTCAAAAAATGGCTGACGATATGGCTAACTCTGAAGATTTTGTTAATGGATATGCTACAGTTGTTGCACAAAAAAATGAAATTAAAAGTTTATTTGATGAAATAGGAGCATTAGCTACTCAAACAAACAGAGCAGATTTATCTCTTAAAGAACAACAAGATTTAGTTAAAAGAATTGAATATTTAGATGACATAATGAACGCAGATGTTATTAGAAAACAAAAAGGTTCAGGTAATGTAGCTAGGATATTTGTTGCACATCAATTAGATGCTGATGGTACAAAAGCCGCAAAATTAATATCTAATCCTGAAGACCCTGCATTGGCAAAACAAAAAATTGGAACATTTGAAGACAAACTTAAATTTTGGCAAAACGTAGGTAAGTTAGGAGATAGAGACCAAATTATAGCGGCTCATCAAAAAATAAAAGACATGGACAGATGGGATTTATTGTCTGAATATGTAAACAACAACTTGCTATCTTCACCAGATACACACATTTTAAATATTATATCAGGTTTAACACAAACATTTTGGAAACCTACAGTTCTTTTATTAAGAGGTGCAAACATGCTTCCAACAGATGCAGTAAGAGCTAGGCGTATAATGAGAGAAGCGTTAGAAACTTTTGTATATCAATTTGCTTTTACAGGTTTTGCTTTAAAAAGAGCAGGTAAAAGTATTTGGGAAGGTAGAGCAGTTCTTGATAGTGCTTACATGAAACATGATAGTAATATTAGACAAGGACAACTTCAAAGATGGATAAGTGGTATGGGTAAACTTGCTACTGAACCTTTAGGAACATTTGGAAAAGTTGTGCAAAGAACTGTTGTAGAACCAACAGCAAGAATAGTAACTTTACCTATGAGAGTGTTATCAGCAGGAGATGAATTTCTTAAATCAATGTTTTTTCAAGCTAGAATGGCATCACTTATTAACTCTAAAATTATAGATGAAAGCCCAGATTTTAATTTATTAAAAGGTGATGGATTTAAACAAAGATACAAAGAAAGAGCAAAAGAATTACAAGCAGAATTTATAAACAATGATACAGGAAGAGCTATAGAAATAGGTAATACTGTTCAAGATAGAATAAACTCACCACTACATTTTAGTAGAGAAGCATCATACACTAATCCTGCATCAGAAGTTAACCCATTAACAAATAAAGAATATGGTGGAGTAACAGGCAGAGTATTACAAATTACAGGGAAGAATAAATGGTTAAGAGCTTTTGGTCTTCATTTTATTAATACACCTTCAAACTTATTAAGATGGAATTTTCAACATTTACCTATTATGGGTAGATACCAATTTCAAATGAGAAACATGTTAGCGGAAGCTGATTTACCACCTTTATCAAAAGATGCAGGTGTCTTTGAAAAGATAACTCGTAAATTTAACAGTAGTAGAGTTACAGCACCAATTAGAGGTATAGCAGGTAAATTAAGTGGTGGTAGAATTGGTGGTACAAGATATTTAAACCCAGAAGCGGCGGCTGAAGCTAATGCTAGAATACAAATGGGTTGGTTACTGTGGACAAGTGCATTCAATATGGTAGCGGCAGGTAAAATTACAGGCGGTGGTTCAAGAGATTGGAGAGAAAATAGAGAAAGAACTAGAAACACTGGTTGGCAACCTTACGCATGGAGAACAGATGATGGAAGATATATTTCTTTAAATAGATTAGACCCATTGTTTACTCCTATGTTTATAGCGGCTGATATAATGGAAGGTCTTAACACTTTCTTAAAAGACACAGATGATTTACCACCAAGTGTTGAAAAACAATATACAGAAGCGGCAATGGCAGGAGTAGCATTGTTTACTAGAAACATTACTTCAAAGTTTTATACAAAAAATATAATTGAAATGTTTAACTTTATGACATCAGATGATTATATGAAATCTAAAAGTCCTGAAAGAGCCGCAGGTGCATTCTTTGCACAACTAGCATTTAAAGCAGTTCCTATGTCTGGTGGATTAAGATATTCAAACAGAGTTAATGATGAATGGGAAAGAGATGTATGGACATTTATGGATAGAATTAGAACTCTAAATCCTTTAGGTGTTAATGATAGAATTATGCCACAACGTAATATGTTTGGTCAAAAAATTAATAGAAAAACAGGTTGGTTGTTTGGATTAGGTGGAGAGACTGGCTTATGGTCTACACCTTTTGCTATGACTAAATGGCAAAACAATGAAACAGCTAAATTTCTTTCTAAAATTACAAAATGGAAATATCAACCACCTGCTAAAACAGACAGAGGTACAGGCTTTAATTTAAAAAATATGAAAAATGCTGACAATCAGACAGCTTATGACCGAATGTTAGAATTAAAGATGGAAGTTGTATTTAATGAAAGAGGTGGGATTGTTAACCCTAAAACTTACAAAGGTAAGAGATATAATTTACAACAAATAGTAGAGAAATTAATAGCTAATAAACAAAGCAGATTATACATAAATCCAACAGGCGAAGTTGCAGGTAAAGATTATCAAGCAGATGTTATTATAGATTTAATACATGATGCTGAAAAAGCGGCATATTTTGAGATGCTTAAAGAGTTTCCTGAAATAGAAGAAAGAATAAAAATACAAGATGCATACACTAAACAGAAGTTTAAAGAGAGCAAAGAAAACTGGATAAACACCCTAACCCAGTAAAGTTTCACTTTTAGTAAAACAAATTCAAAAAATAAGGAAAAATCATAAATGGCTAATAGTTTTGTACGTTATACAGGTAATAACAGTACAACATCTTATGCTATTCCTTTTAGCTATAGAGCTACAGAAGACCTAACAGTTACCCTAGCAGGGGTAGCTACAACAGCATTTACGCTAAATGCGGCAGGGACTACTCTTACATTTAATTCTGCACCTGCACAAGATGTGGCTATTGAGATAAGAAGAAAAACGTCTCAAACAACAAGATTAACAGATTATGCTGATGGTTCAGTATTAACAGAAAACGATTTAGATACAGATAGTACCCAAGCGTTCTTTATGGGTCAGGAAGCTATTGATGATGCTAATGATGTTATTAAACCTTCCAATACAAACTTTCAATGGGACGCAAACAATAAAAGACTTATAAATGTTGCTAACCCAACAGATAACCAAGATGTTGCTACCAAGCATTATCTTGAAAATACATGGTTATCTAGTGCAGACAAGACTACTCTTAACAATGTTAATAGTAATATATCAGCAATTAATACTGTTAATAGTAACATATCAGCTATTACTACAGCTAACTCAAATTCTACAAACATAAATACTGTAGCAACTAACATTAGTTCAGTTAACACAGTAGCAACTGATATTGCAAAAGTTATTGCAGTAGCAAATGATTTAGCAGAAGCAGTTTCAGAGGTTGAGACTGTAGCAAATGACTTAAATGAAAGTACATCAGAAATTGATACAGTTGCAAATGCTATAACA